TTTGCACGTGGTAACGCCAACCGGACACACCCAGGTATAGGCGCCCGGTCCATACCCGTAAGGCGGCCAGATCAGGTAATTCTGCCCCGGCAGCGACGCGGCTGGAATGTTATCAATCGTGTAGATCGGGTTTGTAGGCGGATCGGTATCGCCGGGCGGCGAAACAACGAACTTGTAATTAAGCTGCCCAAGCAGCCAGACTGGTGCCACGCCATTGGCGTCCAGAACGACCGGATTCGTCTGTTCTGTGGCGCCGGTCGCGTCGGTATAAGTCGCCTGCTTTGTTGTTGTGCCCGCCGCATACGTGAACAGCAGATAGCCGGCCGCCGGCACCGATTCACCAGTGCCGGACTGCGCCACCGAAAACTGAAACAGCGGAAAAACGCCAGGCGTATACGCCGTGCCGGGGACGTAGGTTTGAAAAAACTGATAGGTTGGCGTTACCATCAGCCGAACTCCATCTCCAACGCGTAGCCGAACTGGTGCAGCTTGGGCAATTTCTTCTCCAAATTGGAGCCAATATCATTGCGATACATGGCATTTGGAAAATGAATGTCGTCCACAGTCTTATACACATCCTTTCGTGCTGCTTCGACCGTGGAACCAAGCCCGGTCGCGACAAGCACATACTCCCCGGTGGTCTGATGAGTCATCGCATCTACGACATTGCCATCACGCATGATCGGGCCGCGGCCGACCATGACGGATACAAGGTGCACATCATCCCATACGTCATCGAGGCCGCTGATCGGGTTGCCCTCGACCAGTTCCGGTGGGGATTTGTTTGTCGGAAAATTTGGTTGCGCCATCACCACGCCGATTGCGACATTTTGGCTCACCTTCAGTGTGTCGCGCCCATCCAGAAGATCAAGCATCCATTGCGCTACATCGCCGCGGTGAGACGCCACTTGAATGTAGAACGCAGGCCAGCCCAGGCGACAGGTGAATTCAAACGGCCACGCCTTGCCCTTCGTGTCGATGCCAACGCCTACCGCAAAATCCCCGCGATGTCCGAGCGTGCGCAATATCGGCTCCATCGGCAGCAGCGCTTCTTCGGCCAGCTTTTCCGCTTCGACATATTGCGTCACGGTTCCCATCTCGCCAGTGGACGGCCCGTTGTCGCCAGCCATCAGCTTTTTGTGTTCAAAGCAGATTTGCCACTTGTCTGGCAAAAAACCTTCCGGACCAACCCAGCCAGACACGCCAAACTCGCACATCATGTCGATTTTATCCTGCAACATGCAGGCACCACGGAGCTTCACGCCGCGCGCGATACGCCGGCCAATCCAGCCGACCATTTCCGCTTCATCATGCGCCACAAAGGTAAGTGACTTGTCGTCTTCATCGCCCATTGGTTTGAACACGAGCGGACGCCCAGCCTTGCGGGCGTATGTTTGCGCGTCTTCCAGGGTGTTGAAACATTGATACGGCGGGATTTCAATGCCGACCGCTTTCATGGCCTCCATGCCAGCGCTGCGCTTTATTTCCAAATCGGCGCTGGCTTTTGTCGGGCCGAATATCTTGAAACCCAGGTCGCGGAAGCGGTCGAGTTCGTCAAGATATCGGCAATTTCCAGTGCAGACAATCAGACCGTCGCGGCCAACCCACGGCATATGATCCCGCCACGTCGGAACGATTTTGAATCCCTTGAAGCCTTCGCCGTCGCGGGGCACGCGACCCCGCAGGTCGGGAACCTTGTTCCATCGAACTTCGTGCCCTGCCTCTGCGCAGCGTAGGGCAAAATCAAGGCCCAGGTTCTCCTGGTCAATAATCAGCACGCGGGCCATTAGGATACAACGCCGTAACCATCGACGCCCATCTCGTAAGCAAGCTGGTGCTCCATGATGGCGGCAAACCGATGCTCGTGCCGATACGGCGATGCCGGATCATCGCCCGGCTCGCCTTCTCCCTTAAAAGCAAAGTCAAACGCATCGACTTCATCGAAACCGATGCCGCGCTGCTGGCACAGAAGCGCCTCAACCAGTTCATGCAAGGCAATCAGGCGAGGGTCGTAAGGTCCGGTCCAGCCGACGCCGGGTTTCTCGGCCACCTGGATTATCAATTCTCCGTTAGCGCCCTCAAAATAGTCACCGACGGTATCGTAACGCATCTTGTCGAGCGGAATTGTCTCAATCACGATGCGCATTTGATCCTCGATTTGGACGGTGGCGCCTTGAACGAGTTCCTACACATCGCCGGCGTGATGGCCGGCTGCGTGCTGATTTCGGTCATTTGGGCCTTGATAAAGGTCGAGCCGCCAACCTTACGGGACGGCGACATTCTGCGTGGTCCCGGCCGCCATGGCTCCACCGGCGCCGGCGAGCGCGCCGGCGGCGCCCATCGGCCTGGGGCCCGGTGGGACGGTCAGGCCTGGCGGGCGGGCGCCACCCGCGCGAGCGGCGGCAAGTTGTGCGGCGAGACTGTTGGCCCCACCCTGGGGGACATTCGCGACGCTGTTCGCGAGCGGGAGCGCGCGGCGGAGGAAGTTCGAGCCAGCGCTGCTTTCCGCGCCAGGACCAGCGGCGCCGACGAGAATGCGAGCGATGGCCGCGTTAAGCTCTGGATTTACAGCCCCACGTCCTTCTTTTACCGCCTGTATTGCATGGCCTACAGCCGCGCCGTAGCGCCCCGCAGCGAGCGCCGCCGCCGCCTTCGCTGATGGCGCCATGCCTGCGGGCAGCATGCCGGCCGCCTTGTCTTCCGCGGCGCGTTCGGCTGTCAGTGAATTGCCCATAACCTGATAATTCGTCTCGAACATAGACTGTTCGTGCATGACGCTGTCGATGAAGTCTTTGTATTTCGCCTCACTCTCGAACAGCGGCAAAAGCTGATCCTTCATGTGCTGACTGCGCACAAGAAGCCGCGCTTCGTTGGCGTGAACGCCAGCTTTATTGACCATTTCTTTCAGCATGCCGGCCGCACCAAGGCGGGCAAATTGCCGTTCGTTATCGGTCATCGCGCCGACCATCTCGCGGATTTCTTCTGGTGCGTGCTGGAGTATTTCCTGTCCTGTCTTGAGCGCCTGAATGCTCGACGTATCGCCCGACCACTGATCGCGCGCCGCCTTGTAATCAGGGTTCAAGCGGTCAAGCTCTCCCAGGAACGCGCGTCGCACCTTATCAACGGCGATGCCGTCTTTCGTCAGCCGCCCGGTCAGCGGGTCACGCATCTCCGGCGTCTCCATGACCCGGTCGATGCCTTCTTTGGCGGTTTGCAGCAGCTTCATCGTCGGCACGGTGCCCACAACCGGCTCGCCGTTCTCCATTCCCACGATGGCGTAATCGGTGGGGTTCATCGGCCGCCCCTCGGCAAGCGCCGTTTGACGCTCGATTTTCAGGCCGCGGTTGATGCCGGCACGAACGATGGGTTCATCCATGAATTGCTGCAACCGCGGCGACCAAACGGCGCCGGGTGCGTTGGCGGTGCCGTCCGCTTTCGCGCGTTCCAGCATGGTGACCAAACCTTGCTGCTTGGCCTGCGCTTCCCGCAAAATCGCCTGCTGCTGCGCGATGTTATCGTTATGATATTGCTTTGCGGAAACATCCTTGCGCGTCAGGCGCCCGAGATAGCCTTGCGACTTGGTGATTTCCTTTTGCGCCTTCGTGCCAACCTCGCCCAGTTCGGCAACCTGCTTTTCCAAGCTCTGCTGCAACGGCGCCATTGAGCCGCCCGCCATCGCCTTTTCCCACAGCGGTCGCGCGTTCATCGAGCGCGCTTCCGCGAGCGTCTTTGCCGTCTCGCGCACAGAGCCCGCGCCGAGCGCGTCGCTCACTGTTCGATTCAGCCGCTCGCCGGCGCCGGCGTCGCGCTGCGTCAGGGCGTTTTTGATGATGCTCTGGGCCTCGCCGCCCTGGCGGTAAACCTTGCCGGCGAGCGCCTGGACCGACTTGCCGCCGACATCGACCGGCGCCAGCGGAATACCTTTCTTCTCCGCAGAAACAGCCAAGTCCAGCATATCCTGCGCCGTTGGCCCGCCGGCCGCTGAGTTTGCCGCAATGCGGGCCAGCACGATCTTTGCGGCCTTGTCCTGCAGCGATGGCTTGGGTGCGTCCAACATGGCGCCCGCCTGGTCGCGCAAATTGGTGGCCCACGCAGCCAGTTTCCCGACCGCGCGCGCAGCATACGGCGTCACCACGTGCGCCACACCGCCGATTGCCTCGCCGGCCAGCGCGCCTGCTGCGATTTCCGTCACTTTCTGGGCCAGAAAATTACCCTGCCCGTCAGTCGGTTGCAGTGCGCCGCCAGTTGCGCCGACAGCAGCACCCCTGGCCATCGCCTCTTGGGCTGACCGCACGGCTACCTGGCGCGTGGCGGCCTGCGCTGCCTTGGTGAGCCCAGCCGCCGCCTCAGTGCCCTCCGCCGCTCGCGCTGCCGTCCAGGCTGCGTCTGCAGCCTCGGCGGCGGGTTTGGCGATCTTGATGGCCTTACCGACGACACCGAGCGGCACCGCCGCCGTGCCCGCAATCTCGCCGGCGCCAACTGCAATCGGGTGCGCGGCCCTGTCTGGCGCCATGGCGTAATCAACCGCGCGATTGGCGAGTTGAGCCTGATCCACCAGCTTTTTGCCGGTGGTTTTGTAGCCCAGTGCTTCCAACCCTCTGCCGGCCAATTCTTCCGCGCCAAACACCAGCTTGGATGCGCCCGAGCCGGTCGCCTTCGCGGCCGACACCAGCATGCTATCGGCCGGGCGCGCGTTGGCCTGGCGCGTCTCGCTGGCGGGTTTTACGATCTTGGCGGCGAGCCAGGGTTTGTCATCAGTCTTCGCTGGCTGGACAATCGGCGCGTTCAGCCAGGGTTGATCGTCGGCCATCACGGTTTCGTCCGCACGTTGCCATCAGGGTCAATGAATTGTTTGCCTGACGGTAGATCGTTGTAGTCCTTGGCTGATTTCACACGCGGCATTGCGTCACCAGCGCCGGCCGCCGGCGCGGCTCCCTTGCCCGACAGCTCAACCTTCACGTCGCCGGGCGCCTTGCGCGCCGCGTCCATCTCAGCCTGCATCTGGTCCAGCACGGCGTCGTAGGCTTCGTCGCTTTGCGCAGTGCTGAGCATTTCGCGCGCGTGATCCTTGTCGCTCACAGTGGGCACGCCGGTTGGCGACATCGCGCGCGCGTAGACGTTGATAAGGCTTTGATTTGCAGCAACAAACCGCGCCAGAGCTTTATCGCTCGACCCCGCTTCGACCGCCTGAATGGCTTTGTTAAGCGGAACAAACCGCCCGCGCGATACGGCGGCCGACGCCTCGCGCGCCAACGGCATGATACGCGAGGCCTCGTCCGTCGCCATACCCATTTGCGCAGAGCGCGTGCCAAGCGATCGCTCGCCGGCCGTGAGCCCGGAAAATTCGGCCACTTTGGTTGCAACATCCGCGGGCGACATACCTGCGGCTTTCGCCTGCCTGGTGATTTCTTCACGCAAGGCGGTGATATTCGCAGCGGATTGAGCGCCCCGACCCAAATTTTGAAAGACGCTCTTGTCGCCAGCAAGATATTGCGCCGCCATTTCGGTCAGCGTGTCTTTGCTCATGCTGGTTTCGCCGGTCGCAGGCTTTTCCGTGCCAACTTTTTCAGCGCCGCCTGCGTTGAACAGAAACTTGTGATCCATCGTCGCCGAGACGCCATTATTGGCGTCATACGCGTATTGCTGCTTGGTTACGGGATCAGTTTCCAGTGACCATTTTGGCTTGGTGCGAGGCGGCGGCAACGGCGTCGTCGTCGGGCCGGGCTTTGGCGGCTCTTCCGTTGCCGTGGCGGCGGGCGGTGCGGTCTTCGCGTCGCCACCGGCAAGTCCGCCGCGGCGTATATCATCCGGCGTGAGGGGCTTGGTGCTCAGCAGCGGGCTAGGCCCGCCCGCGCCGCCGCCGCCGCCGGACGGTGCTGTGCCACCGCCCATGCCCGCGTTGAATGCCCCGGTGCGCTCCGGCACGGCGTCGTGCCGCTCCCGCTCTGCCAGCGACGCATCCGCCCGCTTGTCGGCATCTTCGCGCTCGCGCGCCTGCAAAAGGTCTTTCGTGCTCAGCGCCCCTGACCGCACGCGAATCGGATCGAAATTGCCCGGCAGCGCGTCCGCCTCGGCCTCGGAAAAAACGCCCGAAGATTTCAGCCCCGTGAGCCCATCGGTATAGATTTTTTGCGCCTGCGCAGCGGCCTGCTGCGGCGTCATCCCTTGCTTCAGCGCGTCGTCATACGCGTTGATCGAAGGATCAAGCACGTCTTCCATCAGCAAGGTGTGCTTCTTGATCGCCAGATCACTGTTGCGCACTTGCGCTTGCGCCTGCGCCGTCTGGATTTTGCTTTCCTGCGCAGCCAGTTGCATGCCCATTTGCGGGTTAATCTGAAACACCTTGGCACGCGCGTCGGATGTCGGCAGTCCGGTTTTCGGATCAATGTTGGTGGGGTCGGACAGAATTTGCGCAAGAGCGTTCTGGTTTTGAATATCCTTGCGCTTCTGCGCCAAAACCATGAGCGCGTTCTGGTTGTCCAGAATGGTCGATAGCTGGGGGCCGTAGCTTGCCTGTCCGTTGAAGGACAGCGGGATGTTGGGATCGACGGGCATCACCAGTCGGTCCCGGTCGAATTGTCCGTCGTGCCCGCGCCGCCCCAAGCGCTCGTGCCGCCCCCATACACCGCACTGTTGGGATTGAGATACGACGCCAGCGATGTAGTCACGCCATTCAGCCCGCCGCTCAGGGCGTTCGCCGCCCCGATGGTGCCCGCGGCCGTTGCGTTGCCCGCACCGATCAGATCACCGCCAATTGCCCCGGCCGCCGTTGCCGAGAACCCGCCCAAATTCGCCGCGGCGTTCGCGCCGGTGCCTTGCAGATTTTGCAGCGCGGACAACAGATAATTCCGGTTTCCCGAAAACGCATCATACCCGGTTGTGTAATTCGCAATATTCCCCTGCGACGCGGTGTTGTAATTCGCGATATTCAGGTTGTTGGCGTTATACCAATCCTGCGATGCAAGCCCCTGCGCATTCTGCTGCAAAGAATTCAGGGTGTTGCCGCCGATCGCGCCACCGCGCGCCGCGGCGCTGTTCTGAATGGCCTGCTGCTGCTGCTGCAACTCGTATTGGTAGCCGGGCGATTGCTGGAACGTCGCCGCGGTCAAAGGCGTGTAGGCCGGCGTCGGGGTGAAAGCCTGATAGTTGGCCGCCAGCGGCGCGTTGGGGTTGAAACTCGCCGCGGTGCCGGGCTGGCCTTTCGTGCCGGCGGTCGCGGGCGTGATGCCCAGAAGCTGCTCTAGGATCGAATTACCAGCAGCGCCCGATTGCATGTAGGGCTGAAGGTTCTTCTGCGTCGTGTTGAACATGTTCTGCTGCACTTGCGCGGCAGCATTTGCGGCGGCGGCCTGCGTGCTGGCGGCCGACTGCGCAGCGTCACCGCCAATCACCGCCGAGCCGATTGATCCGAGTGCGGCAGCACCTGCCGCCCATGCGAACGGCATTACAGCCGCCCAAACATCTCAGTGCGTATGCACACAATCAGCGTCATGCGATCCTCGTTGGTAGGGTTTTCGACCCAGTGCCGTTGTCGGTTGTCGATGCGCCAGATTTCGCCCACGTTTGGCTCAAGCCGCGCATCATCGAAGCAGAACGCTGCGCCCTTCGGAGAGCGCAGCGATAAGTAAAACTTATCGTAATAATCTACGTGCCATCCGGTATCGACGTGCGGCCCGATATTCACACCGCCGGGAACGCGCGTAATCAATACGCCGCCCAGCACGTCGCCCTGGAAATGCGCCATCATCGCATGACAAAGCGGCTTGACCGATGGTAGGACCGATGCGGCCGGATACCAGACCGGCACATGCTCGTCGTTGAAGTGCGGGCCGATGCGGTCAGGCTGATTGTAGCGACACCATATGTCGGACGTGCCGGCGAAGGGGCTATCATTGAAGCCGGTTCGCCACGCGTGGCGGTTCCACAAATCCGGATGCGCGTCGATTTCCGCCGTGAGCCACGTTGGGTTCATGTGTCCGACACGCTCGAAGTGGCTCAACCCGCCAACTCCGCCAGCGTCTCCGCCCCAAACAGATCCACCCTTCGGTCGCCGGCGGATGCGGCCTCGCGCTGCACCCGCTCCATGTCCGCTTGGACATTCAGACGGTTCAGTTCGGCCACCTTTTCGGCGCAGATCGTCGCTTCCGGCATCAGCCAGCGCAGCGCGCCGCACACAACCCGCGCGCTGGTCAGGTCGTCGTACGCGACCACGCGGACGCTGGGATCGCTGCCCACGCGCTTGAGCCTGCCGCCCAGCACCGCCAGGAACAGGGGCACGTCGACACCCGGAAACAGCCCAGCGAGCGAGGCCGCAACCTGCCCCGGATCGCGTTGAACGATCAGCACCCGCGCCGCCGTCGCCCGCGCCAAGTCAGATAAATGAAACCCAGCCAAGCTGTCCGAGATGCCCGCATATTGATAAACGGACGTATCGAGCAGCCGTTGCAGCGCAGCCCAATCCGCACACCACGCCATCGGCTCATGCCAGCAAATCGCCTCGGGGATCGTGTTGCAGACCGCGGCAAACCATGCCGTCCTGCTTCTCGGGAGGCCGGTGATGATGAAAGATTGCGCCATTACTCAATCTCTGCCCCCATCAGCGACACGTCGAAAACATCCGAACTCGACAACTCGAAAATCCGATCCAGTCCAGAATTGCGGCGTGTCGCGCCCAGGCGATTGAACATCACGCGCCGGCTGTTTTCGCCCGTCTTTCCCGCCGGCGCGATGCGATAATCGGACCACACATGCCCCCCGTCATCCGACCAGCGCAGCATCACTTGCGGATTGGCGCCCGGCTGCACGCCAGAACCCGTCTGCATGTCAATTGTGAGCTGCGAGAACCGCGTGGGCTCCATCGTCGGCTGCGGCAGGGCGCGCCAGGATCGCACCCATTTCCGCTGCGCGCCGTTGTCGGTCATCAGGCCCGGAACAGGCTGATAGATGTTGCCGCTGCGGAAATCGCCAAACAGCACGTTTCCGTTCCAATTCACCGCGCAGCTCGTCCAGTCGCGCGTGAACTGCCCGTTAGAAAACGATCCACGTTGCGCCCAAAGCTGCGTGGTCAAGTCATAGGCCCATGTCGCCGAGGCGGACGGAAACGTCAGCACGTAGAATGTGTGGCCTTGTTGCTGATAGTAGTAGGCCGTCGCGTCGGAAACCGTAGGATAGGTCTGGAAGATCGTCTCGATCGCGTGCGTGCTGATCCGGCTAGACCCGTAGCCGCTTGTCATACGGACTTCGCCATAACCGCCATCGTTCTGGGACAGCCAGATGATTGTCTCGCCAACCACCTGAATAGACGCCGGCGCGATGCACCCGAATTGCAGGAACGCGC